GATAACTCTTAAAGAGGTACCGAAGTTCTTCCGATACACCATCTGGTTATCGCAGTTAAAGGATCGAAATCAAGACATCCTAAAACTAAGCTCCAATATACAACGTCTAATTAAAACAAATGGTTTTAATTTCACCTTTCAGTACTTGAAAGAGTGTTCACGACTTGTATGTCGGTTCTTAGCTGGAACGCCTGATCTCAAATATCGCTCTGGTATTAGAGTAAAGGTGAACCGCTATGGCTTACCTGTAATTATACCTTCTAACCTTCGTGTCCTTTTAGGGACAGTTGGGGATAGTGTTATAATTACTCGGACAGTCCTTACTAGTCTTAACATCTTTAGAGTCTTTCCAACTAAAGTAAAACCTGATATGAGTTCTATACTAGAACCGTTTTCTGGGATTACGAAGGATCTTGAAATAAATCCTAAGTTGGTTAAGAGATTCTTAAGAGGACACAAAATAACTTTTGGTAAAATCAGAGGATTTATTAGCGAATCAGCTGGACCTATTGCCAAACGCGCGACTTGGGGATCTGGAATTGATGCAATTGCATTAATTCTTTATCCTTATAGTGCTTTCTCAGTGATGAGATTTTTGATAGAGCGTAAAGCCTATCTTTATCTTGCATCTCTGTTAAGCTTATGGATCTTATTAGGACCCATCTATGTCATCACGTGGATGTTAGGTGCCGAAAAGAAACTTCCGATTGGACGTCTCTCTGTCGTCTACGATCAGGCAGGTAAAGCACGAATAGTTGCTATGCCTTCTTTCTGGATCCAATTATGTCTTCGGCCGCTTCATGATTCTATTTATAGATTCTTGAAAGCGATACCACAAGACGGAACGGCTAACCAGTTAGGCCCTCTTAATTTATTAAGAGAGAATCCTAATAAAGGACATGCATTCTCATGTTACGATCTTAGCGCAGCGACGGACCGATTGCCAATAGATTTACAGGTTCACATACTAGATCTTTTAGGTCTAGATGGTAAACTCTGGAGATCAATCCTTGATATACCCTGGTCATTCCGTGGTAAAGAATATAAGTATGCCGTTGGGCAACCAATGGGTGCCTACTCTTCTTTCGCGATGCTCGCTATAACTCATCACTTGATAGTTAGAACAGCTGCGGCTAAGATAGGAATTAACGACTTTACTAATTATGCTGTATTAGGAGATGACATTGTGATTAATCATGATGGCGTTGCTGATCAATACTGTAAAATTATGGAAGCGTTAGGAGTATCAATTAACCCTTACAAATCTATAATATCAAAAGATCTTATGGAATTTGCTAAGAGATTGATGACTCCAACTACTGATATTTCACCGATAGGTGCAGGAGCAATCCTGTCTATCATGAGAAAACCAGCATTGATAGGTGCGTTCCTTACAGAGCTGAATCAGAAATCTATGGCTAATACTTCTGGCATGGTTCGTAACCTGCTATCTAGCGTGCCTTTCTCATCGAAAGGAGCTATATATGTAGGTTTATGGACATGTTTTGGAGTTAAGGGGCTTCTTAGTACCGCACGACAACTGGACGCGCAAGCGTTGAGTTATATCACCTACGGTAGAAGCATAGATCCCTTTATTTTCCAATATTGTTTACACGAGGGTATTCGTACCGCCGTGCTCCAGAGAGCAAGAAGTGCTATCGCAAGTGCAGAGTCCGCGGAAAGAAGATTCTATTCTTCTTTCTGGCGTATGACCGCTACACGAGGAGTAGTCCAGGGCTTTTACGAAGCCTTTGCACTATTTCTAGCTCCTGGATTTTGGTTGTATCTAGAGTCTTTAATTAGACAAACAGAACAGGCAAAATCCTTTGAGCGTGACGTTCATAGTGTTCTAATAAACCATGAAGGTACTCATCAGTTACTTGAAATGTCACCAGTTGTAGGTCTTGACCTACGCTGGTCTAAGAAGGCTGGTAAACAACTCAATCTCTTCATCCGTGATGCTTCTAAAGCAATTTGGAGCACCTACGATATGATGGAGGGTGATTGTGGTATGTTTAGACAAGATGATTCTCACTTCTTATATTAGAAGTTCGATTACTTGACTTCTGCTCTATCTTAGCATTTTAAGCGGATAAGTTCCCTTATCTTGCCTCGGAGTGTTATTAATAACTCGCAAGGTTAGTAGAGTAAGAGATGATCAGAAAACACACGTAAACGTGTACGGCTAGGAATTGTCTTATCTGAC